ATTTGATTTGCGTAACTCTTTAACCCACGCCGGAGCAGAAACGGGAGGGCTTTCTTCTTCTGACCCGCCTATTGAAACAATAACTTCTTCATCATGCTCTTCCGTCGCTTGATTATCTGATTCAACAGAATTCTGGCGATCAGCAGAATCACTCTCGCTGACTTCACTACCAGAATTTTCCTGATCATCCTCAATAATCATTTCGTCGTTTTCTTCTGCATGTTGTTCATCATTTAAATTCATCTTTGATTCCTTCTAACTCACTCAATTTGATGGCTGAGCGGTTGCCATTTATTGCATTCTTAACTATTCTCAATTATTTTGCAATAGGCTGCACTTCTTGTCCCATAATAGCTTTCTGGGTTGATTCCATAGCTGTCATTGCAATATTCTGTTCCTGCACGCCAGTTTTGGCGAGTGTCTCAGCAGTTCGTGCTCGAGACAATCCAGCATCGGCCACAGTTTTAACAGTATCTGCCCGGGCCTTTGCAGCTTTTGCCATTGCTTCTTCAGCAGCAGCTTGCAAGAAAATCTCATTCGGGTCTTTTTTCTGACCTTGCATTTCGATTGTCATTTGCGCTTTTTCTTCATCGGTTGGTTTAACAACGCCCATGCGAACAAGTTTACTTCTGAAATAGTCTCGCACTTCGCTAATACCGTCACCCTCCATATTCATCATTGCCATTGCCTGCAATACTTGTTTTGTTTCTAGATCATCACTGATTGACATCATGCCGGTAAGTTCACGAACAGTTGAAGCTCGCTTACTAGAGCTCGATGGGCCGACATCAACATTTACATCAAATTTGGCATTTCCGATATTATTCTCAGTGACTACTTCTCCGGTTTCGCTGATCATCGGGCGCATGAGTTCAATCATTTTGACTTTTTCATCAGCACCAATTGATTTCATTTTCCGGCCTTCTTCGACATAAACATCACGCGCCATCGATAGCCATATTTCACCGCATCGCTTCATACCTTTTGCAAAATTCGACATATATATAAATGCCTGCATGTCAAGGCGCGTCTGGATCATCTCTACTGCTTTGCCAGAGATGTTTGAAACCATCTTATCTGCTTGCTGCGAGCTTCCAAGAATGTCTTGCATGTCTTGTTCAGTGATCTGAAGAAGCGCAGCCATCGCGGGGGGGATTTGCGGGCTCTTTGTGTATGCGACCGGGCCAGATATTTGCTGACTCCCATCAGGGCCAGTTATCGGATTAACAAGCAAATATGGGTAATCTTTCAGATTATCTTCAGCCCACATGACCTGGTGGCCAGCAACCTGCTCAGGCAAGAGAATCGGCTTTTCGACGCTGGACAATGCGCTAATTTCTCCGAGCTTAGATAGCTGCATGTTCTTCAATCGCTGCGCATCTTTCGCAAGTCGTACATGACCCATGCAGCGTTCAACATTATCAACAAACCAGCGCTTTCCGTAAACAGGAACGATCGGGATGCACTTGCCAGCGATATATCCAGCATCTTCCAAAATCTTTCCGCCGGACATTATATATTTGTGAACGCGAGTTGATTTGACCTTGCGTTGACGTACTTCTTGACTTCCAATTGCTGCAAGCGTTGATTCTAGTTCTGGGTCTGCATCAAAATCTGACTTGCGGTATCGCTCTTCTGTTCCGTCAATCGCTCTGAATATCCGAATAGTTTCTGTGACGTCCTCGATCTTGTAATACTCTGCTACATAAACAACGTCGGGTGTACACCAATCGAACTCATGTTGATGAATAATTTTTGGCCAGTCGGTGGGGTCATCTCCCCATTCTTCCTTGTAGCTTGCGCGGGTCATCGAGGTGATCACAAAGCAATAATGCGCATCTGACTTGTCTTGTCGCTTTGCGTTCAAGTCGAAGAACACCGACGAGTCAGCGTCAAAAATCGGCTCGATGCGGATGCGCTGTTTTTCGTTTTCTTCGTCTTCTTCGTCTTCGTAAACTGTACGCAAGCGCCAAGCTCCAAATCCTCCACCCACCGCTTCTTCAAAGGCATTATCATAAGCTTCGTCAGCTACGCTATCTTTCTCATCAGCAAGATACAGCCCGTCGCAGGTTTCCGCAAGTTTGTCATCGCTTGATTCTTTGCTGACAAAATCAACAGTAATTCTATTGTTTCGATACTCATTGATAATTCTGATAACAGCTAAGTGAACTTTGTTTACTTCGAACCTCGGCTTATTCTCATAAACATCAAGCAGCGGGCCTTCCCACTGACTGCCAGCCAAACTATAAAATCGCCGATCTTGCAAACACTGCAAACGCTCGTCGCGCAATGCAGTTTGAATATCATTAAACTGTTCTAGTGCTTCAGAGTGAAGCTCTGCAAGATATTGTTCTTTAGAAATGCGTGCCATAAATCACCCCTTTTTTCAAGTTTACCATTTATGCACATTCGGAAGTGGAGTGAAGTTTACTGAACGATTTACTAACACAGCCCGCCTTACACCCTCGCAAGCGTAGCGCAGTGCGTCGATGACGTGATTCTTCTTATCTTGCAAAACTGGCAGGATTTTGCCAGTAAGCGGATCAGTTCTATAGCTATAGAATGTTAGTTCATCAATAGTATGCTTGCAGCGCGAATGAACAACTATGTCATAAGACTTCAGCCACTCAACACCCTCGACCACTGAATCCTTACCCTTGACAGCCGCCATGATCTTTGGGAATCCATGCTTGCGCATGTGGCTTATGGTTTCCGGCCTCGAACTATCAGCGACAATCGGCCATTTTTCGGCATCGGGCACTGTCATGAACAACTCTGGCGTATTCATAATCTCGCAGCCAATCATATATGCTTCGTGATCGATGTACAGCGTGCGACCGACAATATGACATCGCACAAGAACTGTTGGATCAGATGCAAAGCCCCAATCTGCCCCGAGCCTGTGAATCGCGTCTTTCGGTGTCTCAAAGTCTTCTATGCGCCAGTTAGTGAAAACGCGTGACGTGCTGTTGGTGAAGTATTTCCCCCGCCATACGTGCGCATATTTGTCCGGGTCTCGCGCTTTGTCGTACTCCATCTCTGCACGCAGCACTTCGGGAAACCAGGGATTGTCGTCGAAATTGACCTCGATCAAAACTGAGTCAGGGGGCGGCTTATCACCGCGCAATAGCTGGTCAACCGGGTCGCTGGCCTGGCTCGGGTTCCAAGTGAACCACAGTTCTGAGCCAGGCTTGCGAATCGTGGGCCGAAGCAAATCGAGGCTGCGCTGGCTCAAGCTCTGCGCCTCCTCGACCCACGCACAATCGTATCCTTCCAGTGACTTGATCGAGTCAGCAGTGTGATTCTGCATCCCCTGGAAGATGATCAAGCCGTCCCCTTTTTGTGACTTGATAACAGCCTCTTGCACTTCAAAGTAAGCGCCGGCATTAAGCTTTTCAATCTTCAGCTCTAGCAATCGCTTCACAGATTGCGCCAGAGATTTCTGCACTTCGCGCACGCAAACGCTACGCCGCTTCTGATCAATGAGATGGGATTCAATCAGCATCTCTGCAAAGAAGTGTGATTTTCCAGAGCCACGGCCACCGTGGGCGCCTTTATAGCGTGCAGGCTCAAGCAGTGGCAGCGCCCACCCGGGAGTTTGAATTTGTAGAGTTGTCATGCGAACAATTCAATGGGTTCAAAGTTAATCTCTGCAATGCAATGCGGGCTGCTTCGCTCATTTGACAATGACGCGCTCAATTTTACGGTACTCGATTGGAGCCCCATCAACTCCGCTGTGCTCATGATGCTGCACTTCCTTCCAGCGCATCTGAGTCTTTGACCACCAGATGGCTGCTGCCGTGTCGCCTGCCATGACCTTCTGAAATAGGGTTTTTCCAACCTGCCCGTTAGCCTTGGCCTTGCCGGAGATAAGCTCCTGGGGGAAGTGAGCTCGCAACGTATCGACATGAATTCCATCGCGCACCAGGACTGCGATCTGCTCGATCGGTAGTCCGTAACCGGAAAGGGCCTCGACCTGCTTGCGCTCGGCGTCAGTGGGCTGGAATGCTGGTCGGCCTGCGTTTTCGCGTGCGCCGCCGTAGTTTGGGTCGTGCTCTTTCTTTGGCACGATTTTTGTCTTCTTGCTTTTAATAACTGGTTTTTCAAGTTTGGCTGCCATCTTTAACCTCCGCGAAAGGTTCGCCAGTTTCTGCGTGAATTGCTATTTTGCCTGTGAAATCCTGCCAGCGCTTGATAATGACATCGCAATACTTAGGATCGAGTTCCATGATGCGTGCGACGCGCCCGTTCTTCTCGGCTGCAATCAGGGTGGTGCCGGAGCCGCCGAAGCTGTCCAGGACTTGGTCGCCGCCCTTGGTGTTGTTGAGCAGCTGGTACTCGAACAGAGCCACGGGCTTCATGGTCGGGTGCTCTCCGTTGCGGGATGGCTTCTCGAACTCCAGGATGGTGGTCTGCTTGCGGTCGGCTGCCCAAAGGTGGCCTGCTCCTTCCTTCCATCCGTACAGGCAT